GCAGCGGTGCTTCCGCATATCGGGGGATTTTTTGTGCCGGTGCTTCCGGTCAAATCAAATATACCAATTTTTCCCTCTCTACGTCAACGTTCCTTCTGCCCCTTCATCCGTTCCCTCATCACCCAAAGCCACTCATACCCCGGTACACACTTCCCACATCGCCGGCACACGAACACCCGCGGTCCGGCGTCCCGGCTCCACCTGGGGCGCATCAGGGCTTTGCAGGAGCATGTTTCGACATTTATCATCCTGCTCATACCTTTCAACCTCCGAACATACGTTTGGTTATAGTATATGAGAATGTATGTTCGGAATCGAGCGTATATCCAATCCAGCAATCATGGTAATCAGAAAAGTTTTTCCAAATAAAAAAGGGGAGATTTTCATCTCCGCCTAGTATCTTATACGCCAACCATGTTTTTTCTTTTGGTAGTTTCAAACTCGAATCGACTCTTGATCATGTAATTAATCTGTTTCGTCGAGTTGATAATACGTAAGTTACGCTTTATGAAGCTAAAATCGTATTTGTCCAAAAGTTGGATAAAGGCGCTGTTAACAAATGAGGAAGATACGCTGTCTACCCCAAGAAAGGATACGATGACTTCTTCTCGTGCATCAAACCCTTTCAAGATAACATTGTAAATTACGTCTCCATCTGCATTCGAATAACAATGCGATACGTGATGAAGCACAGTAATTACCATTCGAATTCCTCCTCCTCATCTAAAATATTAAGGATCTGATCCGTTCTGAAATTGATCTGAATTAGTGTCCCCGGATAAAATCCATAAGCAATTACGGGCTGTATCGACAGTCCGTCAACAGCATTGTAGTTACAATTTAGTATACCATTGTTCGAATGAATGTAAACACTTCCGTGATTATTAATTACCACATTGTGGATTAGAGTATCTAGACCTGCACCGCGATTATTAGGAGTGCTCTTTGTGGAGAACCCAACTTCGATCGCCTTTCCTATTGCTTCCGCATCATTTAGCCAGGGATTTACTCGTTGGATGTTATGCGGAATTCCTACACCAAAATCAGAAATTGCAACCTGAATCTCATTCTTATTAGGAAAATGCTGTGCAAATACACACCCGATATTTTCCTGAGAATGATCGTTAATGTTGTTGAATATTTCTTGGAAACACACATTTATTGTTGACAGTGATCTAGCTGGAACATTTAGTTTTTTAGCAAACCAAGATTTAGTCCTTTCCAACCACTGATAGCTATCACTATAAGCAACTAATTCTAATGGAATTGTAGTATCTCGTACCGAAGCAAATTTGCGAGCACTCTTCCCAACATACCTTTGAAAAAATTGAGAATCATCTAAAAAGCAAAATGCTCTATTTAGTTCCGGAATTTTCGGATAGTTATAAAAAACCTTTACATCTCGTTTGAACAGCCATTCCGTGACATTACTTAAAATAGTAACTCCAGCTGGCTCAATAAAGACCAAACCCGAAAAGTTAATACACAACTCACAAGCTCTCGGTTGCATATCCTCGTCTATTACCTGGTTTATGAAATCGTACATAGTGATTCGATTGAGTATTTTCGGGATATCGACCATCAACAAAATACGCACACCACCGATCAATAATAATATCGCTAGATATTATAGCACCTACATGTTAAATTGTCCCACAAATTAAAAACCCTCCCGCCCAGCCACACGGCCAGGCGGGGTTCGTTCATTTCAGCGCCCTGTACAGCATCGTCCACAGCTCTTCCCGCGTCACTGTATCTTTGGGGCGAGTGCCGTCCGTGATGCCTTTCGCGACAGTCCAATCCCGAGCCTCCCGTGCCCAGTCGGATACGTCATCGACCGGCGCCTTCATTTTTTGTTGCAACCCGTACGTCTCCGCGATCCCGGCGACGATGGCCTCCGCGCACTTGCGTCGGTACGAATCCGACTTGAGGAGTTCGCACTCCTCGCGGTTCGTCATGAACCCGCATTCGACCAGAATAGCGGTCATCTTTGTTTCCCGAAGCACGTGGAAATTCGCCGACTTCACACCGCGATCCGGGCGACCAGTCGCACGTATGAGTTGCCGCTGAACGGCGTTTGCTAGCGCAACAGCCGGTGCCGGTCGGCTGGTGTAGACGTATGTTTCGATGCCTTGTGCTGAATGCCAATTCACACCGTCGCCGGCGGCGTTCGCGTGGATGCTGACAAACAGGTCAGCCTTCCACGCATTCGCACGGTCGGTCCTTTCTTTCAGTGGCACGTCGCGGCTATCGTCATGCGTCATCAGGATTTCCACGCCTTCGTATTCGTGCAGGAGTGCGTCCGCTACGTAGCGGGCAACCGCGCTGTTGAATTGGTACTCCCGAAGCGATCCGTCCGGACTACGCTTTCCCGGAGTTTCCGGCCCGTGCCCGGCGTCAATGACGATTTTCATTCCCCATCACCTTCGTCCTTTTCGACTTCCGGAAGTCCTGTGATGCTCATAAGGATGCTCGCAATAGCCGCCAACAGGGCGGTGCTTCCCACCATACGCCAATCCACTTCGCCAAACATTGTCGCGGAGCCGATAGCCGCCAGCGCCGCTTGAGCGGCAGTTCGGGTGGCTCGTATGGCCGCCGCCTTCAGCCACTTTTTCGGCATGATGTCACCTCTCCTTTCGGTAAATATAAAAGGCCGCCGCCAGAAGCGGGGCCAGATACAAGTACGTGTCTTTAAGATTATTCAGCGTCCGCGTAGCCGACCCTTGAAGATACGCCACGGTTTGCTTCGTCGCTTTATACTCCTGTCCGTCATGGATAAGTTCGTGGAGCACAGACCGTTGCTGGACGTACAGAACATATTTCGACAGCCAATCCAACGTACCGAGAAACACGACAACCGCCACGCACACGAAAACAACGAGGCAGGAATAGCGAATCAGCTTCATTTTCAAATTCGCTCCTTAATCTCACGCAGTTCGTCCACGATAACATCGTATTTTTCGGAAAACTTGTCCAGAATATCGTGCAAACGGGTTTCCCGCTTTTCGTTCTGTCGCACCACATAAATTAGCAACCAGACGAAAAGGACGGCGAACGGCCCTTGCGTGACAAGATATTTCATAAATTCTGTCTCGATGTTATCCACCCCCCTAGTTTCGCACCGGGATGGCCGCCTCGATCAACGAGATATTCGTCCATCGGACCATCCCCCGAAAAGATAAGAAGCGGCCGCGCCGCCTACCTGGTTTTGGATTCTGTCATAAAAATAGCTCCGCCTTATTCGGCGGAGCCTGCATCTTCTTCGACCGGCGATTCCCAGACCGGATCGGCGACTGTCGGTGTGTCGCCCCAAACCGCAAATATCGCCGACCGATACGGCTCCGGTACCTCGTTCTGCACCTGCTGTCGGCCTGACGGACTGTTTACGTAAGCCCGGCGCCACGGGTCGCCGATCGGGTATTCTGTGCCATTGACCTCGACGTACTGTTGTTTCTTTACGCTCAAGCTATCCGGTGTGAGCATATCCAGTGTGATTTTTTCAATTGCACCTGCCATATGGATGCCTCCTGTCAAATAAAGTAAAAGCCGCTTGTGCGAATCAAGCTATTGTCTGCAAAATTTGAGTTTAAAACATGTGCATCGGTGTTTGTAACCAGATAAACAGTCGAACCCCTAACATAGGTTGACAACCATTGTCCGCTCGGAACAGAAATATCACCTATACACCCGACAGCGTGATGAAAACCGTAGAAAACACCCTTATTAAACGGCAACCCCTCTATCGTGGCGATTCCTGATGCACTGCCCTTTGACCATAGCACAATTTCAAAAGTCCAATACACGACGTTTCCTATCCGGGTGTACCGCCCCACTCTCTGTGCATAGACGATTCCCTCTGTTGATCCACCGAAACGCAGTTCCGGCGTCCACGACCCGGTTTCGTATGGAAGATTTCCGGCGTGCCAGATGTTGTTTGTCCCTAGCTGCGCTTCCGCACCATTATTGGACAGCTTAAATAAATCTCTAATCCAATTTCCTGCTGCGTCGCGGAGTTGGACATAAAACGCACTGTTATCATGGAGGATATTGATTCTATTGTTTATGTCA